GATTATTTTAGTGGGAGATTATAAAAAAGTTTGCAGATGTAAGGTCTGCGGGAAGATATATGATAAGGGCATTCCATATATATGTTCAAAATGTGGGGCAGAGATTGGAAGACCTACACCAACAATTTTACAGATGATGGGAAGCGGAGAAGTTACACTTACAGAAAAATGCGAGAAGGTTGTTGCTAAAAAAGGTTTGTTTGGATGGAGGGTTAGAGAACCACAGAATCCCGAGGTTATACAGGAATGACACCAAAGGAGATGTGTACAGCTGCACCCATGAAAATTACTGCATGGGTGCATATCGCAAAGACCATTGGTGTGGAAATCATACCAGAAAGGACAGAAAAATGCCATGCTGTAAAGATTGTAAAAACAAAAGGTATATAAATAATCGTTACGGAAATGAAAGTATATATGTGCAGTCACCTTGCTTTATGTGTAAATGGAATCCTACAGATAATAGGGTGATAATGTACGAACCAATAAACCGACAAACAAAAAAATAGAGTCTCATATACACACTGCCATAGTGCGAAAATCACACCAAAAAGGAGAGAAAATATGAAGTGTCCAAGATGCGGAAAAGAGGCAAAAAGACTGTTGGCTCTGTCGAGAGCAGACAACAAGACAATGATATGTGATGAGTGCGGAACAAAGGAGGCACTGGATGATGCAGGGCTGACCGAGGGAAGTTCTGTAAGAAAGTCCATACTTGCGTGTGTTGGAAGAGGCTCTACACCACAGGAGAGAATCAGAGCAAAGGTGCAGGCTACAGGAAATAAGTGGGCTATGGAGAATTTTAGAGATACGCATAACTAAGAGTGATGGAGGAAGGACAATGGAATTAAAAGAATTTGCGAATTTAATTGATGGAAGACAATATGACTATCGAATGTTTACCAAAGAAGAATTACAGCTTGCCAAAGATAACAGAATTGTAATTGTTACAGGTGCAAGTGATGACCTGGTTGAATTAGAGGGAGCAATAACAGATGAGGGGGATTGCTGGGAAGGTGGCAAAATATATGTTAAGGCTATTCCTAATGGTGGAATAGTACACAACTGTGAGCGTTCGGATGTATTCGGATTTACTGCAAAATGGTGCGAAGAGAAAGATAAGAACGGAAAGATAATATCATGGACATATGATGTTCCAATAGAACATGAAACATTTGTGATTTATGAAGATGATGAACCTTACTGCAGGGGATTTGTATTTAGGGTTTAGCCTAAAATGAAATTTAGGAGGCATATTATGACAAAAGAACAGATTCACGAAGCACTGTGCAAAGCTCCAGATGAAGATAAAATGAGACTGGCTATAGCTTGTCAGATGAATGGTATTGACGTTCGGGATATAGAGACAGGGTTGGCAAATGTGCTTACAGGTGTACAAAAAGCTATAAAACCAGCAATCGAATATTATAGATATTTAGGAGGAAAATAGTATGGCAAATTTTGATGAAGATATTAAGAGAATCACAGATGAAATCCTATCGGATGGAACTGTTGACCGGATTATTAGAGAAAAGGTGACGGATGGAATAGAAAAAGCAATAGCTAGTTCATTTAGTTATGGAAAGCTTGAAAAGGCGGTCAAAGAAAGAGTTGAGCAGGTTTTAGTTCCGTTTATTGAAAACTATGATATGTCTGCCTATATAGTAAAATTAGATACAGTTCTTACGGAAATAGTTAATAAATCTGTTCTTATGGATAATAAGCAAATGTTGGAAAATTTCCAGTATTTGATGAAAGAACCTCAGATAACAGAAATGAAATTAACGGATTTGTTTAAGGAATACAAAAAGTTTGTCGCAAGAAATATGGATACCTATGGCAGAAAAGTTGAATGGGATGAGTCACCAGAGTATGAGGCAATGACTGCTTTCTTTGAATTTGAGGAGGATCGTGAGAGAATCTGGAGTTCATTCAAATATGCCACTATTGATTTTACAGTGGATGAAGAGAAACAGCAGGAGGAACTCAACAGAACAATACGTCTTTCTAAGTGGGATGGAGATAGAAAGGATGGATGGGAAATAAGAGTAGATACAAACCCGAATCTGAATTCCCTTAGAAATCTGGATGAGTTTGACTTATTGCTCTTAAAGCTGCAGAGAGCAGATGTCAGAATTATTGCTGACGAGTTGGGTGATGAAGATTATGTCTATTCGGACACAAAGCCGGAGCCAACATATGAGTAACTATGAATGGACAACTGAAATTTGATGAATTTATGAATATAACAGAGGAAAAGCCATCGGAACATAAGCAAGAGAGAGTTCCGATGGTGGATCCATGTTACTACTGTTTATGCAGGTCGTGCATCAATAATGCAGAGAGCCTTACTGTCAATCTGGAAGAAGTGCCATACGACTGGCACCCGTGTTTCTTTTGCGATATATGCAATAATTTTGATGGAGAAAGTCCCGAAAATATGGAAAGAGAGGAATGCCATGAATATGTGATAGATGATTATCATGCAAGGCAGAATAGGAAAAAATTTAGAATTGTGAGGTAAAGATTATGAGTATAGAACTTAAAACGTGTCCGTTTTGTGGCGGGAGGGCAGCAATGAAGGCTGTCAATAAGAAATACGGGTTCACTATTTGGTGTCAGTGTAGAAAATGTGGTGCGAGAACCGAGGGATATTGTCCTGATATGAACCATGAAGATGATACTATTACCAGTATTGAAGAGTGCAAAGATAGGGCTGCAAAGGTATGGAATAACAGGGCGGAAAGTGCAAATGAAACTGCGGAAGGTGGGGAAGCCTCTTGATGGAAAAACATGAGAAAGAAAATGTGTGCATTGACTGCAAACATTATGAAGCCTGTGGAAAACCAGAACGATTTATGAGGTGCTTGGGATATGAGAAAGCAGTAAATGCAGAAAGGAAAGACAATGATAGATGAACTTATGGAAAAGTTGCTGGAAGAGCCAGTAGTAGATAATAACGAAATAGTGTTTACGAGCAGAGCTGTAGAACTGATACATGAAATTTCAGAGAAGTGTAAAGGTATTCAGATAGTAGAGCAAACGAGGGAACAGGCAGAGGAATATGCTAAGGATTTATCTGCAGAGGAAGTGTACTATGATATGCTCCGTAAAATTGTGGATGCTCCAACAACATTGCATATGAAATGCTCGGTCAGAATGCTTATTCCAATCATTGATCGCAAGCTGAGAGAAAGGGGATTGTGATGGATAGAAAGAAAACAACGGAATTTCTTGGAAATCTTCTTGTGTCAGATAAATTCGGAGGATTTGGAAAGTATTGGGCGAGTGAGGTTAGTATTGATCCGTGGGCCGCAAAAGGAAAACCTAAAAGAGTTGACTTTATGCAGTTTATTCCTGCCGGACAATGTTCCATATCTGAAATCGAAAAAGGAATATTTGTTTGCTATGAAATAAAAAGTTGCAAGCAAGATGTTTATTCTGGAAATGGATTAAATTTCATTGGAGAAAAGAATTACATAGTAACAACAATGGAGTGTTATAAGGATTTGTTACCAGATATGAGAGATGGGAAGTTTTATAAACATCTGCATGAGGTTTCTCCGGATTCATCAGGACACTTCGGAATAATGGTAGCGATTCCTTATATGTCGGAATTAACGGATGAGTTTGAAAACCCGACAGAGTTAGATTTTGAAAAAAGCAGATGGAAGCTTGCTGTTATAAGTAACTGCAGACTTGGTTTGAGGAAGAAATCTACTACCGAGTTGCTATTTTGTATGCTTAGAAGTGGAAGATAGGAGAATGACTATGGGAATGTATCATAAAAATCATTTGATAGGACCAAAATCAAAGAGATATGCAAAAAGACAGACTTCAAGAGGTATGAGAAGAGCTGTGAAGAGAAGCTGCACCGACGAGAGCATTACATTGAGAGGCAAATCAAAAAATTTGTATGGATATGATTCGTGGTTGTTTAGCTAAATGAGAGACAAGAAAAGAGGTGATGATAGACATGAAGATAGTTTGCATTTCAGACTATGCAATACATCATCGAATAGGCAGGAGCGAGCCAACAGGAACTACATACACTACACGATTTGGAAATACTAGACAGAAAAATGTGTTCAAGGAATTCTACAAGACCAATATAGGGGAATTTACTCCAGAAAAGTGGTTGGAAGCTACCTTACAGATAATACAGACACTTATGGAAAATGAACTTCTGGAGGAAATAAAGGAACATGTCGCAGGTTATTGTGTGTGGCTTAAAAATGATAAGGAGATTGAAGAATACTCGGCATCCTGTTTAGCTTCTGGGGCATATATGTACTGGGAAGATTTTAAGGACAAGAGACTACCGGCACATAAGGTATTTATCTTTGAGGGAGGTGATTTCTGATGGCAGTCTGTATGGAATGCGGAAGAAAATTGAGAAGCCAACAAAGCAAGGAAGTAGGATACGGACCGGTATGTTATAAGAGAGTGTTCGGTACCAGTATGCGGATCCGTGATGGAGATTCAAAAACAGGTACTGCTTCAGACGATTTTCCATATTATGAAATACCAGGGCAAATGTCGATTGAGGATTTTATAAAAGCAGATGAAAAGTAAAAGGAGAGTGCTTTCGCAACCCTCCCAACAGACAGTTAGATTATATCATAATTCGTTATGAATTTGAAATAAAAAAGAAGGAGGGCGACAGCATGGACAGCCAATCAACAGAAGAAAGAGCAGAAAAAGTTATAATAGCTCTTACACCAGAACAATTGAAGGATATTTGTGCAAATGCAGCTGAAATTGGAGCAAAGGAAGCATTAAAAACCTATGATCAGGAAAGAAAAAAAGAGCAGGGAAAACGGGCAGACAGAAGATTGCGAAATACAAAGCTGCTCCTGCGTAATTATCACATGCTCAAAGAACATGCGGAAAACTCAGTTTTCGGGCGAACACAGATGGAGGAATCGGCTTTGGATATCTTGGAATCAATGATGAATCTTTATGACAATGAGGTAATTATTGAAAGTATCAAGAGAAGTGCAACCAGAACGGCTATTATTGTATCGCATATCGAGACGATGTTCGGTTTGTATGATGCCTATTGTGAAAAATCTCCGAACCAGGATATAGACCGTAGGAGATACGAGGTGGTTTGGGATAAATACATGGCAGAGCCGGTTCTTACCGTAAAAGAGATTGCAGCAAAACACAATATGTCAAAGGAAAATGTGTATTCCGATTTGAGAGTTGCAGAGGAAAGATTGACCGCTCTTATATTCGGGGTGGACGGATTGAAAGTACGATAAAGCCACCGTCTACAAAATAATTACATTGACATCACAGCTTATAAATGGCAAAATCGTATTTGTAAAATTCTAAATCAAACGTCGGGGAAGTCTGCAGAGTTGTTGCAGGCTTCTTTTTTGATGCAAACTTTCCGAGAAAGGAGAGACGATTGAACAGGAAATGCACCTGCTCCTCCAGAATAATATTGATTGGAGGATAATAATGAATTACACAATTATGGTGCTGGCTGCTTATGCGGTAATTATGATTGCAGCAACAGTACTTATGACAAACAAAGAGAAAAGCGTCGAAAGGTTTTGTGTTGGAAATAGAAATACAGGATGGTTTATATCTGCATTAAGCATTGCAGCTACATGGATATGGGCTCCTGCACTATTTACATCAACAGAGAATGCTTATACCAAAGGCTTTGCAGGGCTGTTTTGGTTTCTGGTACCTAATGTGCTTTGCCTCATATTCTTTATTCCGTTTGCTAGGAGAATAAGAAAAGAAATGCCGGAAGGAATCACACTGTCTGGATATATGCACCAGAAATACCAGTCTGAATCGGTAAAAAATATTTACCTGTTTCAGCTTGGAGCATTATCGGCATTATCTACAGGAGTCCAGTTATTGGCAGGAAGTAAAATATTAAGTATGCTGACAGGCATTCCATTCTGGATCATGACAGTAATCATGGCTGTGATTGCCTATTCGTATTCACAGTTCTCTGGAATAAAGGCTTCGATACTGACGGATTCTATACAGATGGTCTTTATGTTGATTGCAAGCGTTTGCTTTGCAGTTTTCGGCATTAAGAATGGTGGTGGTATTCAAAATATGTTCGCAGGAATTGGCGGATATACAGGAGAGTGCAGCTCCCTTTTCTCTGCAAAAGGTATAGAGATATTTCTTGGTTTTGGACTCCCCACAACAGTTGGGCTTATCTCGGGACCATTTGGCGACCAATGTTTTTGGCAGAGAGCATTTTGTGTAAAGAAAAATCGAATAGGAAGGGCTTTCTTTGTTGGAGCAATTCTATTTGGCATGGTGCCATTGTCAATGGGAATCCTTGGGTTTGTCGGAGCTGGAATGGGATATACGGCAATTGATACAGGTGTGATTAACTTTGAACTCATTTCAGAGTTATTTCCGAGCTGGGCGGTAATCCCATTTTTATTTATGATTGTATCTGGATTATTATCTACGATTGACAGTAATCTGTGTGCAATATCATCCCTCACAACAGACATATTCAAAAAGAATACACTCGGAAAGACCAAGATTGCCATGGTTGCATTGTTGGTAATAGGAATTATAGTTGCCAATATCCCAGGGCTTACAGTTACGCATTTGTTTTTAATGTATGGCACACTCAGAGCAGCAACGCTTCTCCCAACAATATTTACATTAAAGGGGGTAAAGCTCAAACCAGAAGGTGTTGTTACTGGCATTGCGACCGCACTGATTATAGGACTTCCTGTATTTGCTTATGGAAATATCACAGGAACTGCAGCTTATAAGACAGCAGGCAGTCTTTTGACAGTTCTGTTATCCGGAACAGTTGCTTTGATTGTAAGCAGAAAGAGGGGTGCAGAGAATGGATAGCGTACTTGGAAGAAAACAGCGAATCAAAAACTCTGACTGGATAGAAACTTTTGACAGAATCGAACAGCTGATAACTAAAAAAGAGTTGGATCAGCTTGTAGATAAGACCGTACAGGATATAAAAGCCAAGACGAAAGGAAAGAAAGCTGCCTACGCATGGAGCGGAGGAAAAGATTCCCTTGTGCTTGGAGAAATTTGCCGTCGGGCAGGAATAAGCTCCTGCGTCCTCGTAATCAGCAATTTGGAGTATAAAGCATTTACGCAATGGGTTGAGGATAATAAGCCTCCGGAATTGTCCATTATCAATACAGGGCAGGATATTGAATGGCTTGTGAAACACCCGCAGATGCTGTTCCCACAGGATTCCAACACTGCGGCGCAATGGTTTCATATTGTTCAACACAGAGGACAGGCAAAATACTACAAAGAAAACGACCTCGATATGCTCCTTCTTGGAAGACGAAGGGCTGATGGGAATTATGTTGGAAAAGGTGACAATATCTACACCAACAGCCAAGGGGTTACACGATATAGCCCTTTGTCAGATTGGACGCATGAGCAGGTTTTGGCATATATCCATTATTATAATTTGGCTATGCCGCCTATATATGATTGGAAAAATGGCTATCTATGCGGAACGCATCCTTGGCCAGCAAGGCAATGGACAGGAAGTACAGAGAATGCCTGGAGCGAAATCTATGAGATTGACAGCTCCATAGTAATTGAGGCGGCAGAATATTTTGAGAGTGCAAAAGCATTCTTAAAGACAATAAAATAAGTTGCTGACACTTGACAGCATTTGCAGACAAAAGATTGCAAGTGCTGTCTTTTTGCTATTTGCAGATAGCGTATATATCATACGGATTTGTTCCTCCAATCAAAATACAGGAGGAAACAAAGATGGAAATTATCACAATGAAGCTGGTGGACCTCGTGAAGCCAGAAAAGAATGTCAGAATTCATACGGAGCAACAGCTGAAAGAGTTCCAAAGAAGTGTCAAAATGTTCGGACAGATCCGTCCGATTGTTGTTGACGAAAACAATGTAATCTTGGCAGGAAATGGTTTGTATGAAACATTGATTGCCATGGGAAAAGAAACAGCTGATGTTTATAAGTATGACAACCTTACTGAAAATCAGAAAAAGAAGCTGATGATTGCAGACAATAAGATTTTCAGCTTAGGTATTGAAAATCTCGATACACTCAATAGCTTTTTAGAGGACCTGCAGGGCGACCTTGATATCCCGGGCTTTGATGAAGACATATTAAAGCAGATGGTGTCAGAGGCAGAGGATGTTACAGAAAAGCTCTCCGAGTATGGAACTTTGGATGATGAAGAAATTCAGAGCATTAAAGAAAGCGGAGAGAGAAAAGAACAGCAGATTCAAAAAGCGGAGGCGGAGCAGGCAACACCAGCACCGCAGCCGATTGCTCAGCCACAACAGGAAATGCCAGAGGACAGTGAAGATACCACCGAAGTAAAGAAATTTGTTATCTGTCCGAAATGCGGGGAGAAAATATGGCTATAAAGCGGTGTGAATCCAGTATAGATGTTGTAAAGGCCGCCAAAATCCGTATAAGAAATGTATTCCAAAACGGATTGCCGGTGTATATGTCTTTCAGCGGTGGTAAGGACAGCCTTTGTATGGCACAGCTTGTTATGGAGCTTGTGCAGGCAGGGGAAATCAATCCGGCACAGCTTACTGTACAATTTATAGACGAGGAAGCCATTTTCCCTTGCATGGAAGATAAGGTGAAAGAATGGCGAAAGAAATTTATGCTAATTGGAGCAAAGTTTGAGTGGTATTGCTTAGAAGTAAAACACTACAACTGCTTTAATGAGTTGTCCAACGATGAAACTTTTATTTGTTGGGACAGATATAAAAAAGACGTTTGGGTAAGACAGCCGCCATCATTCGCAATCAGAAATCATCCGCTGTTAAGACCTCGTATCGATGCATATCAGGATTTTCTTCCAAGAATATGCAGCGGAGGAATAACAATTACTGGAATCAGGACAGCGGAATCCGTGCAGAGATTGCAAAATATTGCAACTATGCTTAAAGCTGGAAAGACAATGACAAATAAGCACCAAGTCTTTCCAATATACGATTGGACCAATAATGATGTATGGCTTTACCTCCTTCGAGAAAAGGTTGATATACCGGAAATATACCTGTTCTTATGGCAGTCTGGGACACGAAAAGGACAATTAAGAGTATCACAGTTCTTTTCGATTGACACGGCAAAGAGCCTTGTCAAAATGAATGAGTATTATCCAAACCTTATGGAACGGATAGTAAGACGGGAACCTAACGCATATCTCGCAGCCTTATATTGGGATAGTGAGATGTTTGGTAGGAGCACAGCTGCAAGAAAACAAAATGAGAAGGGAATGGCTGAGAAAGATTATAAAGCGGCTCTTTTGGAATTGTTTTCAGATATGAACGGAAATTTCCAAACAAAGCACAAGAGATATGTTGCTGAACGATACAGGAACTTTTTTATGAGTGTTTCTGCTATTGCAGACAATAAGGATTGCAAGGCTATATATGAAGGACTTATTTCTGGTGATCCAAAGCTGCGTTCCTATCGTGCTTTATATCAGAGAATCTATGGTAAATACATTACAGAAGCCAAAAAGAAGGAGGGCATGACAAATGGATAAGAAATTGAGTAGCCCGCTTTCTACTCTCCAATGGGTAGACAGGGACATGGTAAAACCAAACGATTACAACCCAAATAAAGTTTCAAAACAGAATTTGGAATTGCTGAAGCAATCCATATTAACCAATGGATGGACATTACCAATTGTTGTGAGACCGGATTTCACGATTATTGATGGTTTCCACCGATGGACTGTTGCGGGAGAAGAACCTCTGAAATCAATGCTTGAAGGCAAGGTTCCTGTTGTAATTGTAGAACATAAGGATAAAGCCGGTAATATTTACGGTACTGTGACCCATAACAGGGCAAGAGGTACACATTTGCTTGAACCTATGAAAGCGATTGTTAAAGAGCTTATGGGAGAGGGGAAATCTGTTGAAGAAATCGGTAAGCAGCTTGGCATGAGACCAGAAGAAATATTCCGATTATCGGACTTCTCCAAAGAGGACTTTTTGAATATGATGATTAAACCAAATCAAGGTTATTCAAAAGCAGAGTTTATAACGAAGATTTAATGTTAAAACAATAAATATTCGTGAGAGTGACACACGGGAGGGCATACACCCTCCCTTTTGTGCGTCCACGATTGCAAAACGAACAGGAGAGAGGTGGTGATATGCCGAGAGCACCGAGCGAGAAAGTAACACAAGCTGAAAAGCTATTCAATGACGGTATGGCAATGGTTGAGATTGCTAAGAAACTGGAGGTTTCAGACGGAACAGTCCGCAGCTGGAAGAACCGGTATGGGTGGGGAAAAGCCTCAAAAAAAAACAAATGCAACGTTGCGAAAAAAAGCGAGAAGAAAAATGCAACGTTGCAGAAGAAAAAGAGAGGAGGCCAGCCCAAAAATCAGAATGCAAAAGGCGGTTCTGGCAATCCAAACCCAAATCCTCCACCAGACAGAACAAAGCATGGCGGTTATGTTCCTGTATTTATGGATGCGTTGGATTCGGATGAGCAGGAGCTTCTTGATTCTATTCCAGAAGATACGGAACTTCAACTGATGGAACAGATACAGCTTTTTTCGATTAGAGAGAGAAGAATACTTAAAGCCATCAATAAATACCGTGACCAAAAAGGGGAGGTTGCGGTAATGGATGTGAACCGGAGCGAGTCTAAACGCTCGTTTAAAGACCAAGAGGAAGAGGCAGAGTACGATAGGCGCCAGAAGGAGAAGGTTGATAATAAAGAAATTCTTCCGGGTAAGTCCTATAATATAGCAACACACACAGCCAATAAGGATATGATCATAGCGAGGCTGGAACAGGAACTTTCTACTGTGCAGAGCAAAAAGACAAAGGCTATTGAAGCGTTGTCCAAGTATCGCATAGAAAAGGCAAGGCTTGAAAGTGAAAGTGCTGGCAACGATGCGGTTGATGATTGGATTGCAGCTGTATTGGGAGAGGAAGTGAGCGAAGATGAATAAGAACTCACGGACATTACGAAGAAAATTCTTCCAGAAGAAAATCCCAATATACAGGAAAAATCCAGTGCTATTTGCACAAGAGGTATTGCTGTTTGAGCCTGATGATTGGCAAAAACAAGCTTTGATGGATTTGGCAGAAAGCCCGAAGGTTGCAATCAAGTCTGGACAGGGTGTTGGAAAAACAGGTATGGAAGCTGTTGCTTTGCTGTGGTTTTTATGCTGCTATCCCTATCCGAGAATTGTTGCAACAGCTCCTACCAAACAGCAGTTGCACGATGTATTGTGGTCCGAAGTCAGCAAGTGGATGAGCAAGTCTCCTTTGCTCTCAGACATCCTCAAATGGACGAAGACCTATATTTATATGGTTGGCAACGAAAAGCGTTGGTTTGCCGTAGCTAGGACTGCTACAAAGCCAGAGAATATGCAAGGTTTTCACGAAGATAATATGCTGTTCATTGTTGATGAAGCTTCTGGTGTTGCAGATCCTATCATGGAAGCAATACTGGGTACTCTTTCTGGTGCAAACAATAAGCTGCTGATGTGCGGAAACCCTACAAGAACATCTGGAACATTTTACGATGCTTTCAATGTGGATAGGTCGATATACAGGTGCCATACGGTATCGTCGGCAGATAGCAAGAGGACCAACAAACAGAATATCGAATCTCTCATACGGAAATATGGGAAAGACAGTAATGTTGTTCTTGTCCGTGTGTTCGGAGAATTTCCAAAGCAGGAAGATGATGTGTTTATAGCCCTTTCCATAGTAGAGCATTGCTGCATGTTGGATTTGCCAGACGATGTTCCTATTAAGCGAATATCATTCGGTGTGGATGTTGCGAGATATGGCTCGGATGAAACAGTTATTGCTAAGAACGTAGGAGGAAGAATAACGCTTCCTGTATCATTCAGAGGGCAAAGTCTTATGACAACAGTTGGAAAGATTGTGCAGCTCTATAGGCAAGCTATAACAGAGTTCCCACGATACAGAGGGAAGATATACATTAACATTGATGATTGCGGCCTTGGCGGCGGAGTTACGGACCGCCTTGAGGAAGTAAAGCAGGAAGAAAAGCTCACACGAATGGTAATTGTTCCGGTTAATGCCGCAGGTAAAGTTCCGGAAGAAACACTTGGTGATGGGAAACAGAAAGCCTGTGATATTTACGACAATATGACAACATATCTTTGGGGCACAGTGAAAGATGCCTTGATGATGGAGGAAGTAAGTCTGGAAAATGACAATGAGCTTGTCGCTCAGTTTACTTGCAGGAAATATAGGCTGACGAGCAGGGGGAAGATGCTGCTTGAAAGCAAAGAGGAAATGAAGAAACGAGGAATTGATTCCCCGGATAGAGCAGATGCGGTTGCACTGTCTTGCTACCAGAAAAAGACATTCAATATCGGAAGTCTCGTAGATTAGGAGGTGAGGAAATGCAGGACAATGAGAAAGAAAGCAGAGCAGATGGATATAAGAATCTGATGAATAAGTATGGTACTCAAGATGATGTGTCAGAGCAGTATCGTTTTGAGAGTGATGATCCTGTAACAGATGTGGAACTCACACTGAACTACGAGGAAAACGGATTGTTCGCTAAGATAATAGATATCCCATCTGATGATGCTGTTAGTAGTGGATTTGAATATGGTGTAAATGATGTTGACCTGGAAACATTTATAAATGATTCACTTGACGAGTTGGACTTTGAGGGTGCAGCTTCTACAGCTATCAAATGGTCGAGACTTTATGGCGGATCGCTTATGGTTATGATTATTGATGATGGCAAACAGATTGATGAACCTGTTGATTGGGATAACATCAGAGGGATTGATGAACTGCTTGTGTTTGAAAGACCTTTGATTACACCAGATTACAACAGCATATATAATCACGATCCAAAGACCGGTAAATGGTCGAAATTTGGAAAGCCTGAATTCTACGATGTATCTCCAATGTATGGCAAGCAGTTTCGTGTCCACGAAAGCAGGTGCCTATTGTTCAAGAATGGAACTCTGCCGCAGTCAAGTTCAAGAACCGAGTATCGGTTCTTTGGAATGCCGGAGTACACGAGAATACATAAAGCCTTGCAGGAAACTGTTACATCGCATGGAAATGGAGTTAAACTGCTTGATAGGGCGGTACAGGCAATTTACAAGATGAATGACCTTGCCAATCTTCTGGAAACAGACGAGGGCGAGGATATTGTTCTTAGAAGATTGCGTATAATTGATATGGCGAAAGGCATCATCAATTCTATAGCTATTGATGCGAACGGAGAAGATTACGATTATAAGACTGTGACATTTTCCGGAGTAAAGGATATTATCGATGCGACATGCAATATGCTTTCGGCAGTAACAAACATCCCACAGACGAAGCTCTTTGGAAGGTCACCAGCCGGCGAAAACTCCACCGGAGAGGGAGATATGGAGAACTATTACTCCTATGTGAATAAGATTCAGAAGTTGAACCTCAAAAGAAATCTTGGAGTGCTGATTGATATTATCTTGATAGCCGGAAAGTATAAAGGCGAGTTCGAGGAAATACCGGATTATACACTGAAATTTAAACCTCTTTGGAACCTGAGTGAAGCGGAACAGGCTGGGGTTGATCAGACGAAGGCGGCAACTGAACTTACAAAGGCACAGACCGCACAGGTTTATGTTGATATGCAGGCTCTTGATGCTTCGGAAGTCAGAAAGCGATTGGCAGAGAACGGAGAATTTACTGTTAATGATATTCTGGATGATGAAGACGATTGGGAGGCTATGGTAGATGATGCTCCGGTTAATGCCAATGAATCAGCCGAAACATCGAATACAGCATTGTCTGCAGAAACAAAAGCACCAAAGGAACAGGAAGAAACTGAAACTGATTCAGCAACGGATACAACTATTCCTACCGGATGCGGTGTCATTGTTGTGAAAGATGGGAAAGTGCTTGTTGGCACAAGGAAAGACAATGGACTTGTGTGTGGACCTGGAGGACATATTGAAATAGGGGAAACACCGGAAGATGCAGCTATAAGAGAAACAAGGGAAGAATTTGGCATCAATATAGCAAATATAATTCCAGTAACTTTGATTTCTGGTATGTCCGAACAATATTGTCCTTCGCAGGTTTTTCTATGCACAGAGTATTATGGAAATCCAATATGCTTTAATACAGAGATGGAAGACGCTCGTTTTGAAGACATAGGAAGTGTTCTTGACATGGACTTATTCCTTCCGTTTAGACTTTCACTTGAGGACTTTCTAAGGCAACTGGATGAAATTCGGTTGACAGCTGAGGTAAGTCAAAGTAATATGGAAGCAGATGGAGGTCCTGGCTCCGGAAGATACCCAAAGGGTAGCGGAAAAAAGAATGAAAAGAGCGGCTCTAAGAAAAAGAAATCCCAGTCCTTGCCAATGACTGCAAAGGAAAAGGCGAAGGTGACGCATGATATAAATAATGTGTATCACGCAAAGTATAAGGGTAAGTCGAGTTGCTATATAAGGACGCATTCAAATGAGCCAGATAGCCCAGCTTATGTATATCGATTCAGAAACCATGGTTTTGATGATTACGAAATATACATGAAGGAATCCACAGATTAAGGAGGTTGTCCTATGAAAGAACAGTTATTAGCTGAATTGAAGGAATTGACTGAAAATGTTTCGGACACATACGATGACTTTGTGTATGGAATAAATTGCACAATGAAAAAGCAGGATGAAGAGGACATTCAAAGCGTCATTGATTTCATCAAAGAGAATCCAGAGAGAACATCATCCGATATTATTGAGTATTTGGATGAACTTGGAATATAAGATACGAGCCTTGCTGAGCGTGAGGCTCTTTTCTTTTGCCCTGTAGTGCCGCTAATTGTGGCATTATGGGGCTTTTTTAGTGCCAATAGTCAAATAGACGATTATAAGCTAATTTCCGAATAAGAGGCAATGAGAGAAGGTGAGAGTTTGGATGAAAGATTGAGAAAAGAACTGTTGCGGTCTGAATTGAAAGAGCGGAACAATGGGAAAAAGATTATCCGATGCAAATACAGGCCCAAGTATCCTGACAGTGCAGAAAGAGAGTATATAAGATTGATAAATGCCTATATGACCATTGAGAAAGAAGTGCTTATGAAGTATATACCAGAGATTAAGCAAATACTCAATGATGGTACACGGCTGCATACTGATTCCAAGAAAGATAACGAGAAGAAACGCAGGACAGCTCGTTTTTCAGCTTTGGATAATACAATAGTCCGTCTTACAATTCTTTTTAAGACTATTCAGAGAGAGCTTGATAGTGCCTTTGGACTTTATGATTTGAAAAGGCAGATAAATAGAATTGCCAACCTTGATCACAAACTCACAGTTCGGGAATGGAAAAAAGCAGTAAGTAAGACATTAGGTATTGATTTGCTTGATGACTATTATTCTGGAGAATATTACGCACAGATGTTGGAAAAGTGGGTGTCTGACAATGTGGACTTAATAAAGACGGTTCCTAATCAATCTCTTGAGCGAATGAAGGAACTGGTTTATGAAAGCTATATGAAAGGCTCAACCACAACGAATATCGTAAGAGAAATTCAGCACCAATATGGAATGAGTAAGCGTCATGCAAAACTAATAGCCAGAGACCAGACAGCGAAGCTTAATGCTGATATTACGGAGAGCCAACAGAGAGATGCTGGTGTGCCAAAGTATGAATGGTCTGGAGTAATGGATAGACGAGAGCGGAAAAGCCATAGAGAGCTGGAAGGAAAGATAATCAGCTGGGACAATCCGCCAGATGTAGGAAATGGCAGAAAATGCCATCCTGGACAGGATTATCAATGCCGGTGTTGTGCAATTCCGGTGTTTGATATAGATAATCTGGATTTGCCAGTTTGAAAGGAAGTGGTTGCATTGAAAAAGTGACAGAAAGCAGGAGGTGCAGAAAGTGAAGCTGAAACGAATTGACAGCATTTCCATGGATCAGACTTATTACACAGATGAAGGCTATCTTGTAGATCACCCAATTGTGACTACATGTGGCATATTTGAGTATAAGAATGACGATGGAAGCACACGGAGGGAACTCCGATTGCCTGAGAATGTCTTTGACAAGAAATCGTTGGAGAGTTACAAGGGCAAACCAATCATCATTACACATGATGCTGGAGAAGTGGATAAGGAGAATGTCCGCAGAGAACAGATAGGCACAATTATGAGTGAAGGATACAGGGATGGAGATAGCGTTCGCTGTGAGATTATTATTCATGATACAAATGCTTTGAAAAGTTGCGGATTGAAAGAGTTATCCCTTGGATACAGCCTTGATACTGATGATACTCCGGGAGTATATCACGGAGAGAAATACGATTGTATTCAGAAAAATATCGAAATCAATCATCTTGCACTTGTCGGAGAAGCAAGAGCGGGAGAAACTGCCCGCTTGAATATCGATGGCAAGGATGATGATACACAAATCTTAAAAGGAGGCAAAGTAATTATGTACAAACCTAATTCAAAAGGCCGCAGAGCTGATGAGGGCGAAGAGCTTACACCAGAAGAGATGGAAGCTGCTATTGCATTATTCAAGGCTCAGAAAGCCGCAAATCAGGCAACTGGTGAGGGAGTTGATGGAGAAAATCCAGAGGAAACACCAGCGGCTAATCCGGAGGAAAATGGAGAACCGGAAAAGACACCCGTTGAAAAGGTCAAGGAGAATATTGACCGCAGAGATGCCGAGGGTGATGGTATGTCGCCAGAGGATATTATTGCAGAGCAGAAAGCAGATCTTGATACTCTCTTACAGGAGATTGACAAGATGCAGGCTCAGAGCGATATGAATGGTGATGAAGGAGAAGATACTGGAGAGAAAGATGAAACTGCTCCTACAGACGAAAACACAGATTCGGATGATGAGGGAGCGGGTGCAGAATGCGATCCAGAGAAACAGAAAGGAGTAAACATGGATTCTGTGGATAAAATTATTCAGGACCGCCTTGATGTGTGCCGAATGGCTGACCGATTAAACCTTGATGGAGTTGAGGGACTTTCGGTAAGAGAAGGAAGAAAACGCATTATCAAGGCAGTTAATCCGAAGATGAATCTTGATGGAAAGAGTGACAGCTATATCAATGCAGCTTATGACATTGCAAAGCAGTCATTCCATGAGAGAAAGAGCACTAATGATCAGAGAGAGAGAATTGCAGCTGATAAGGTCCGCAAGGATGCAAAAGAGGTTAGTAATTCAACATCTGCTCGTAAGAAAATGATTGCGAATATGACAGGAGGTAGAAAGTAATGAGCACAGCAGTACAGACAAGTTATGGCTTTGGCTTTCCTAAAGGAGTGGCCGGCGGGCTGTTTGATTTATCGGCCCATGATGTTACAACAAGACAGGCAGAAGGTGATGGTGTTGCCTTTGGTCTTGGTGTTGTCGTTGGAACAAATAAAGGCACTGACGTAAAACTTCCGGCAACAGGTGCAACATCTGATGATTTTGAGGGTGTTGTAGTACACAATTCTGTTATGGTGGAAAAGGATATGGATAACAATGTTTCCATCAACAGCAAGCGTACAGTAGGCTGCCTTCATTTTGGAAGAATTTGGGTGCAGACTGGAGCAGCAGCTAAACCTGCATACAAGGAGAAGGTTTACTTAATTACGGATGGTGATGAGGCAGGAAAGTTCACAACATCTGCAGATACAGCAACCAAGGTGGAAGTAAATGCTATTTTCCTTGGAGAAACTGATAATGGCATTGCAAACGCAGAGTTCAGACCGGGTGCGGTTGTGAAAGCTGCGGAGAAATAAGAAGGAGGTATTCACGAATGAAAGATTTTAACATGGATGATTACAGTGCATTAAAGGGCTCTACCCTTGTTAAGGGGCTTGCGGGAAGTGAGCAGCTTCGTTTTGATAGTGTTGAATCTGCAACTGTATTCTTTGCCAGAGAGCTTGACCAGGTAAAGACAAAGACTTATGACAAGCAGTATCCGGAGCTCTCTGCATTGTCTTACTTCCCTATCACTTCTGAGGTTAATGAGGGAGCAGAAACCACAACATATTACAGCTATGATATTACCGGTATGGCGGCAATCATTAACAATTATGCCACAGACCTTCCTAGAGTTGATGTACAGGGCGAATCCCACACTGCTTCTATTAAGTCTGTCGGTGACAGCTATGGTTACAATGTGCAGGAAATGAGAGCTTCCAGAATGGCAGGAAAGTCTCTTGATGCCAGAAAAGGTGCAGCTGCAAGAAGAGCGTCAGATTATATGGTTAATAAGATTGCTTTTGCAGGCGATAAGAAACATAATCTCGTCGGCATTTTCTCTGATGGTACCGACATTCCTCTGTACACTTTGTCCGAGGTTGAAGTTGATGGAAAGAAGTACACAGACTGGGCACATAAGACTGCTGATCAGATTCTTGAGGATATCAATGGCATGCAGAAGTTTGTTGACAAGATTACAATGTCTATCGAAAAGCCTGATACATTAGCTCTTCCGTCGTACATTTACATGGATCTTTCAACAAGAAGAATTCCAGATACGGAGACTACTGTACTCAGCTTTATCAAAGACCATGCACCATACTTAAAGAACTTCGAGAGCATGGCGGAGTTACAGGATTCCGCTACTGATATCAATCCTACAGGAAAGAATGTTGCATTTATGTACACGAAGGATCCGGAAAAGTTCAGTTTGGAAATTCCGCTTCCGTTCTACCAGTACCCATTGCAGGTCCAGAAACTCGAGACAGAGATTCCTTGCGAAACAAGAACTGCCGGACTTATCATTTATTATCCGTTATCAATGCTTCTTGCATACGGAATTTAAGGAGGAAATGACATTATGAAGATTATCAATAAGTCGAGAAAGATTATCGGAATCAACGGAGAGCCACTCCTTCCTGGAGCGGATTTAGAGTTACCGGAGGGAATGGAAACCCATCCGGTAATTTCTTACTATCTGCAGAAAGGGATTGTGGTTGACTCCCAGAATGTCTCTGCGGAGGAGAAAACAGGTATTAGTGACCTTGAAAAAGCTCGTATCGAAGAGGAAGCTATTGCAAAGTATAAGGCAGAGCAGGAAAAGACAGCAAAGACCAAGGAAGCTGAGATTAAAGCTGTAAAGACCATGAAGAAAGATGACCTTCTTACAAAAGCTGTAGGGATGGGACTTGAGGTAACGGACGATGATACCGTTGATACTCTAAAGGAGAAAATTGTAGCCGAACTCAGCAAGTAGGAGGTGACCATTGTGGATGCCTTTGAAATTATAAGAAAGACTATGGACGAGTTTGCAGATGTACCAGATGATACAGTACAGACTTTCATATCTCTTGCAGAGCCACTTATCAGCAAAAAGAGGTTCAGAAAGTTGTATCCGCAGGCTTTGGCATATTTAGCGGCACATAAAATGAAAATGTCTGGTTTAGGAAAGACAATCGGCATAGGAACGATAGGGGACACCATTGGATTATCTTCTGTTTCGGAAGGTGAGACATCGGTGTCCTTTTCCAATAATCAGGCAAGAAACACTGCGACGGATTCGGAATTCGGATTAACGGTGTATGGTATGCAGTATCTTAATTTGAGAAAGCGCTGCATTGTCACAATTGTGTCGGCGGGTGTGGACTGTGGCGGTTAAGATTAAAGAGAAGGTTACTGCAGATGGCAAGAAATTTCAGAAAATGTTGGAGGACCTTAATAAACTTGAGGTTCGTATCGGCATACAACAGGGGGCAGGCAGCGAGGATGGTGTTGATTTAGTTGATATAGCAATGTTCAATGAACTCGGCACTGTCCATATCCCGTCAAGACCTTTCCTGCGAGATAGTGTCGATGCACATTCACCAGAAATCAATGCCTTTTTGCAGTCAATGAGAACACAGCTGGTAAAAGGTGGCTCTGCCGAAGACGTGTTAAAGAAAATAGGTGTGTTTCAGAAAGGCTTGATTCAGAAAGAAATCGTTAATGGTAATTTTGTCCCAAACTCGCCAGAAACAATCAGGCGGAAGGGTTCTGATAAACCATTGATTGATACAGGTCGTATGAGGCAGTCTATTAACTATGTAATACAGGAGAAAGGAGGTTCTGACTAATGCCATTTTTTGGTAGTACATACACATTAAGAAGATATGGAGAAGACAAGATTATAGATGGTTATCCAACAGCGGGGTATGAAGATATCCAGGTTGTTCTTGATGTGCAGACTTTATCTGATGATGAAGTTATAGAGGCTGGTGGAAGCAGGGATGAGGAAATGTTGAAAACTTTTGGAGATTTCCCTGTTAGAACATCAAAACAGGAAGAATGTGTTAGGTCAGACCAGCTTCTGTATGATGGAAGATGGTTTGAATGTATGTCTTCTCGCCTAAGCAGGAATACAATTTTGAAGCATTGGACATCAACATTTAAGCTGATACCAGTCAGCGAGAACAAAGAGCCGAGCAATTCTGAAATGGAGGAAACAGAATGACATTTTCGGAGGTTAAGAAGTTCATTTACGAACTTGTTAAGCGATATCATCCAGGAGCGATGGTGGTGTGGACGAAAACCAAAGGTGTAACACCTAAACCGCCATATATAACGCTTGGATATAGCAATTTGAATAGGTCAGCCTTTCCTTTGTCAGACGATGAAAGAGAACATAGATATTACAATTATGATTTCATTTTCGAAATCAATTTGTACACTGTGGGAAGAGAAGTTAAAGCTGGAAACAGCAACTACTATGAAAATACTGCAGTTGAGGACTTGGAAGAGTTTATCAGATTTCTTGATTCGGACGGAATAACAGAAGAGCTGGCAAAAAAAGATGTAACTATTGTTATGAATCCACCAATACGGGATTTGTCAGAGCTGATTGGAGACACGAAATTTAATTATCGTTCAATGTGCGAATTTACGGTATCGTATGTCGGATTAGCAGATGGAAAATATGGAGTTTTGGAAAGCAAAGCAGTTCCAAATCCGAGCGGTGGAGGAATGAAAGAATTTGCAGAGGTAGAAACCTATGCAATAGAAGAAATAAAAATACAGGAGGAAACAGACAATGGCGATTAGAAATAATCTTAATGATATTGTCAAGGTGGATATTGCAATTTCTACTCCCGGTTCAAGCGATGAGAGCTTTAGCAATGTGCTCCTTGTTGTCGAAGGTCCGGAAACAGGAAAGAAATCTACAGATAATATTGGAACAAAGGTCGTTAGTATTTCACAGGCATCTGAGCTTGTGGATTATGGATTTTCAACAGAATCACAGGCATACATTATGGCGAGTGTGGCATTTTCTCAGTCACCGGCACCAAGTCTTATCTATATTGTTGCAAGGCAGGTTACAAGCGAGGAAACAGACCCTGTTACTTATGAAAAAATCAGCGTAACACTTGATAGAGCCAAAGAAGCTGGCGGGTGGTATGGAATTGCCTTATCAAAGACATTTCTCACAAAGACTGACCTTGAAGAAGCTATCAAATGGACAGAATCCAATGACAAACTCTTTGGATTTACATTTATTGGAGAAACATTACCGGTCAGCACAACAAACTTCTTCCGCAGCTTTGCTGTTTATGGCGGTGGAGTACCAGATGTTGAGAGCAATCCAGATGAAAATTATTACATTTCTTTAGCAATGATGGCTAAGTGCTTTGGATATGATCCTGGAAGCGAAACATGGGGGTTAAAACCACTGGCGGCTGTATATCCGTGTAAGTTATCCACTGCTATGAAAAAATATTGCGATGAAAACTGCATTACATATTTTACAACTTATGCTAAAAAGAACGTCACAAGCTCGAAGGGCGGCAAAGTGCTTGCAAACGAATGGATTGACACAATTCGATTCAGAGATTGGTTAAAGAATGACATGCAGGAAAGAGTATTTAATCTTCTTGTGTTGAACACGAAAGTGCCTTTTACTGATGAAGGTATTACTGCGGTTGAAGGCAAGATGGAGGAATCGTTAAAAGTGGGGCAGAAAGTCGGAGGAATTGCGCCTACAGAGTATGACGATGATGATAATGAAATTCCGGGATACACAATAACTGTGCCTTCATCCTCAAGTATGAGTGATTCAGAAAAGGCATCCAGACAGTTGACAGGCTGCAAGTTTACCGCCAAGTTAGCAGGAGCAATCCAAGTAGTAAATATCAGTGGCAACCTTGTGTACGCATAGAAGGAGGTGAAGGTTAATGCCAAGAGTAACAACTTATAATCCGAAAAAGATAACGCTTGCACTCGGAAACCATATTGCAAGTGGTTTTGCTGATGACAGCTTTATTGTTATTGAGCCTGCTGGCGATGGAAACAGCTATGTGGCAGGAGCAGATGGTGAAGTCTGCGTGAGTGTGGATCCGTCATCCATCTATACCGTAAAGGTATCTGTTCTTCAGAACTCTAAAACAAATGCATATTGCAAGAAGATGTATGAGAAGATGAAGAAAAATGGTAAGGGATTTTTCCCTGTTACAGTGAAGGATCTTGTTGGCAATGAGAAATTCAGCGCATCTACAGGCTGGATTACTAAGCCCGCAAGCAAAACTTACGGAAAAGCACAGAACAATCGCGAGTGGGAGATTGTAGTAGCTGATGGTGTAGAAAGTTAGGAGGTAAAATATGGCACGATTAAAGCAGCTTGAACCAAAGAAGGAAACGATTGGAGGTCTGAATTTTTATATAAGACCTTTTCCAGCTATGGTTGCCGCAAACCTTACGGGAGATTTAGCTTCGTTGCTTACCCCGGTTCTTGCAGCACTTATGCCGCTTGTAGGCAATAGCGACAATGAAAGCGATGGAGAAGATGGAGATTTGATGGACATTGATGTAAATGATGCGGCCGCTTCCATTTCAAAGAGTATGGAAGGGTTTTCTGGTAGCAAAGTTGAATCGATGATGAAAAAATTGCTCATTACTCATAAGAATGTAGTCGTTGAACTTCCTGTAATGGATGAGGACGATGTGGAGACAGGAGAGTATTCACAGGAAATACTTGATATGGATATCGTAAATGAGATTTTTTGCGGGGATGTACAGGACATGTTCATTCTCGCTTTTTATGTTATCCGTTTGAACTTCAATGGTTTTTTCAAGAGACTCGCCGGCCCATCTGGGAAAGTAGGCGAGTCTATAGCGAAGAAGATGAGGAAGATATTGTAAAATACGGAAAACTTGACACCTCGCAATTTTCCGAGCTGGAGTTAAGAATGTACATACTGATTAAAGCTAAATTAGCTTCAATGTTTGAGTTGAAGGAATATTACACCTTAGACGAGGCATTGAAGCTATATGCTTTATATCGTATGGATATGGATATTCAGAATGGAAAGGCTGAGGAAATGAGAGAAAGGAGGGAATAGCATTGACGATAAGAGACATTGCGGTTGCATTTGGTATTGAAGTTGATCAGAAAAGTGTCAGTGCGGCAGAGAATGCCATTAAAGGTGTAAAAAATATGGCCTCAAAGCTCTTAGGCGCTATTGGAATAGGCTTTTCAATTGCCGGTATTGCAAACTTGGCGGAAGCTGCGGCAGATGCAGAGGCATTAAAATCGCAGTTTTCGCAGGTGTTTGGAGATTTAGAGCAGGACGCTTCAGACAAGCTTGATAAGATTGCTGATGATACTGGAGTAACTGTAAATAGAATGAAGGGCAGTTTTACCCAGATAGCCGCATTTGCAAAGACAACAGGAATGGAGCAGGCGGACGCATTAGATATTGCTGACAGATCCATGAAAGCCGTTGCGGATTCTGCCGCATTCTACGATAGAAGCATAGAGGATGTAACTAATTCCCTCCAGTCTTTCTTGAAAGGTAATTTTGAAAATGACGCTGCTCTTGGTCTTTCATGTACTGAGACAACGAGAAATACAGCCGCAAATGCGTTGTACGGAAAGTCGTTTAAAGACTTGTCAGAAGCGGAAAAACAGCTGACATTACTGCAGATGGTTGAGGATGCGAATAAAGCCTCTGGTGCAATAGGACAGGCGGCCAGAGAATCTGATACATGGACCAATCAGCTTGGTAATTTGAAACAGAATGTGCAGGATTTGAAAGCGGCGGCTGGAAATGCGTTCTTAAAGCCGGCAGTAATGGTATTAAAACTGCTAAATTCCCTAGTATCAAAGGCAACTGTGGGGATGAAAAAGCTGACATCAGAGACAGGAATCCTAACCAAAGCATTCAATGGTATGCATGCTTTAGTAAAAAGATTGAAGCCAGCTATTGATCGAATGATGCAGACCTTGCAGATAGGGGCTAAAAAAGGCATGGGAATGGTGAAAAATGTTATAGATAAACTTGGTGGAGTTGATAACGCTCTGAAGCTCTTGGCTATTATTGCCGGAGCTTTTTTTATTGTGATGAATTGGAGCAAAATCATATCTGGAGCAAAAGCATTTATTACATTACTTACAAAGATGAAAGGCTTATTCAGCTTGGCAAACCTAAAGACTTTGGCAATAGTGGCAGCGGTTGTTTTACTAGCGTTGATTGTTGAGGATTTCATCAATTTCCTTATGGGGAATGATTCAGTTATCGGCACGATTTTCGATAAGGCAGGCATTGGTGCAGATAATGCCCGGGAAGCCATTTTTAAAGCTTGGCAGAAAGTGAAAGAGTTCCTGCTTAATGTATGGGATTTTCTCAAACAAGCTGCCGGAATGTGGGTTGACACTGTTAAAGGATTCTTTGAGAGGCACGGAGAAAGTATAAAAGAGAACTTTATGAGAGCCTGGGGAATCATAAAAACTTTTCTGAGTGGAGTGTGGACATTCATATCACAGTTAGCGGCAACGATATTTGGTGGAACAGAAGATAGTATTGATGGTTCTACAACAAGCACAAAGGATAAACTATTGTCAGTATGGCAAGCTATTCTCGATGCTTTGTCAGCGGTTTGGGATGCTTTATATGAAGCCGGAAGTGCTGTATTCAATGCTATTGCGACTGTAATAGAAACTGTATTTGGATGGATCCAGACATTTTGGAATGCGTGGGGTTCTACGATACTTGCATGGTTTAAAGGACTGTGGGACAACTGCGGACAATTTATAAATGGATTCCTTGAAGTAATAAAAGGACTTGCGAATTTTATAAGTTCTGTATTCACAGGAAACTGGTCTGGAGCGTGGGAGGCTATCAAACAGATATTCTCTGGAATATGGGATATGATTGTAGCTTTCTTACAGCAGGCATGGAACACAATATCAACAGTTCTGGCTATTGGATTAGGTGCACTGCAGGCACTTTGGAACGCAATTTGGGGTGCAATAAGTGCATTTTTCTCTGGAATATGGAATGGAATAGTTTCTTTCTTGACAGGAATATGGAATACGATAACAAGCACTATTTCAAATGCGATCAATTCAGCTTACAACACGATAGTATCCGTACTGCAGTCTATATACAGTTTTTTTAGTAGCATTTTTTCAAATATAGCCTCTTCGGTCAGCTCCACATTTAATAACATTGTGAGTGGAATTAAAGGTGCTGTTGGGAATATCAAATCTGCTATTGTTGATGGATTCAATGCGGCAATCAGCTTTATAACAAGCCTTCCGTCAAAGGCGGTCCAATGGGGCGCTGATTTCATCGGGGGTTTAAAAAACGGAATTATGTCTGGTGTGCAGGGGATTGTAAATGCTGTAAAAGGTATTGGAGATAAGATCAAATCATTTCTGCATTTCTCAGTTCCGGATGAAGGACCACTAACTGATTATGAAAGTTGGATGCCTGATTTTATGGGTGGACTAGCCGAAGGTATCAGTTCAAACGAGGACACTGTTCTTGACAAAGTTAAAGGGCTTGCAGGCGGCATATCAACCCTTATGAAAGGAGCTACAGCTTCAGCTGCAACAGCAACTGGAAGTGCAGTAAATAACACAAGTAATACGACAAATGTGACACAGAACAATACCTTCAATAATTCTTACTCTGGCAGTGATGTACAGGCACAACAGAATGTATCGAAGGGCATGAAACAGTCGGCACAGGATGCCACAAGCTATATGGCTAAAGGGCTGGCATATGCAAGGTAGGTGAAAAGGAATGGCAAGAAATCTAAAACCGGTTAGCATTGCCGGAATAGAAGGGGATGCTCTTATCAGTGAGGATATCAGCTATTCTGCTGACATTCCTGAGTATCCTGTTGAAAATGGTTACAATGTATCAGACACAATTATATTAAAACCTATTCAGTTGAGCATCACTCTATATATAAGTGATAGCCCAGCTACATGGAGAAATCGCAAAGGACATAGTCCTTCTGCGGGCAGAACCAAGAAGATATGTGAGAAGTTTGAGAAATTGTATTTTCAGAGAAAATTGGTAAAGGTTGTCACTACAGACAAGATATATACCAGTATGGGAATCACATCAATGTCAATTTCTCATAGTTCGGAAATTGGGTACGCACGACAGATACAGTTTTCATTAAAGAAAGTGTATATAACCAAAAGAAAAACGGTTTACATACCTAAATATATTTTGCAGAGTGGAGAATCGAAGAAGAGCGCAGGAAAAGCGACAACGTCATCCAGTAGTTCAAAATCTTCGGGTTCTTCGACAAGCAAATCTGGAGGCTCTAATAAATCCGGAGGCTCTGGCAAGTCGAGTGGTGGAAAGAAGGGCTCTATATTATATAACATCGGAAAAAAAACAGGATTTTTGTAGGAGGTGGGTAAATGCTATATATTACAGTTCCGGATATGAACGATAGCGTATCGTCGGTGACGATTGCAGAAAAAGAGTATCTTATCCGCTTTACATACAATGGAACAGGAGATTTTTGGAGCTTTGGATTATCAGACACAGACGAAAATCCTATTATTTCTCCGACCAAGATTGTGCCTAATTTCCCGCTGACACATTTTATGAATTTCACATCATTGCCAGATGGAATATTCGGTGCAATTAGTGAAGAAACAAGACTTACAAGGGAATCTTTCAATAATGGAACCGCAGAATTTGTTTTTATACCTTGGGATGAATGGGAGGATTAAAATGGCACAGGAAAATTTTATCAGAAGATATCTTATGAAGGCTGGAAAAATGGGGCATAACGGATTTCAAATCGGTCAAACTTCAACCGAGAATCCGCATGCATTGCATATAAGTTTTAGCATTGAAAAATCGACATCAGAAACTGCCAATACAGCCAAGGTACAAATATGGAATTTATCCCCTGCCAATCTCAGCATCCTCGACACGAAAGATTGCACAATTGAATTACAGGCGGGATATGCCAATCACATTGCATTGATTCTAGCAGGAAATGTGGTTACATCGTCAACTGAAATGGATGGGGCAGACAGAATGACGGAAATAGAAGTTGTCGACGGAAGGGTTGCTTTGAGAGATACATATATATCCATTTCTCGCTCTGGAAAAGTTAACAGCAAGGAGGTATTTGACCAAATTGCAGGAGAAATGGGTGTGTCGGTTGTGTATTCAAAAGGTTGCAAATTCAAAACCTTACCGCATGGATTTAGCTATGTAGGAGCAGCTAAAACAGCTTTGAAAAAGCTATGTAAGACATGTGGTCTTAAATGGTCTATTCAGAATTCGGTTTTACAGATAAGGAAACCAAATGAGGCTATAACAACTAGGGCGTATCTTTTAAGTACCGATACGGGACTTTTAGAGGTGCCTAAGCGAATAACTATATCCTCCGAAAGCGACGATTCGAGCAACGGAAAAAGCAATAGTCAGATAGGCTATGAAGTGAAATATTTTTTGAATGGAGCGATTGGAGTGAATGATTATATAAGATTGGAAAGCGACAAAGTGCGTGGATATTTTAGAGTTTACAAGCTGACGATTGACGGAGACAATCTGGAAGGTGATTGGATATGCACAGCACAGCTTTTGGAGGTGAAATAATGTTACAAGAATTTGTAGAACAGGTCGAAAAGGCTGCAAGGTCGGTAATGGAAGAAATGCATACTGCGATTCCTGGAAAAATAACGGCATTTAATGCAGGAACAGGATTTGCAACTGTAAAACCTTATGGAACATACACTACTGATTCTGGAAGAAAAATGGCATACCCAACAGTAACGGAAGTACCGGTCATTATTCCTCAAAGTCAGGTGAATGACATTTATATTGCCTTTCCAATAACAGTTGGTATGGATTGCTTGCTAATCATTTCAGAACAGGAATTGGATGCATGGATAGGTGGCGGCGAATCAGAAAACGATATTCGGTTTGACTTGACAAGTGCCATAGCAATCCCCGGATTGTCCAATAAGGGCAACGCTGCTTTGAGGGAGGCTTGCAGTAAAAAGAGTTTGATATTGCAGAATGGTTCGACAAAGGTGTCGGTGAATAAAGACAATGTGGAAATCGCAGGAAATTTAATTGTGAGTGGCGATGTAAAAGCTGGAAATATATCTCTGAAAAATCATACACATGCAGGTGTGCACGGAGACACATCAAAGGCAAAATAAAGAAGGAGGCGAGGAAGTGGATATATTGCTTGACAGTAATGGTGACTTGGCATTCAAGGGAACAGACATTGTCCTTGCCAATTCTGTTCGCCAAAAGATAAAAATTCGGCTAAAGTGGTTTTTTCAAGAATGGAGATGGGATGATGAAGCTGGTGTTCCGTATTTTGAATATCTTTTTGTGAAAAATCCAGATATAGACCAGATTAAAGAATTGGTAGAAGAACAAATTTTCAATGTAGACGAAATTACGGAAGTTAATGACGTATCTATAGAAATTGATAGCTTAAAAAGGTCGGCAGTAATCCGATACGAAGCTGTTACAGATGAAAAAACATATAAGGAAGAGGTGAAGATTGGTGGCTGAATATGGAATTACAGATAAAGGATTTGAGATTAAAAGATTGGATGAAATATTGGAGGAACTTCATTCAGAACTTTCTGGAAAATTTGGATTTAACACCAGATTGGATCCTCAATCATTTCTGAATGTACTAATAACAACATACGGCGGACAAATTTCCGAGCTTTGGGAAGTGGCACAGGCCAGTTATTATGCAAAATATCCGTCTACAGCTGAAGGAGTAAGCCTTGATAATGCTGTGCAGTACGGTGGCATTCGACGAAGCCCTAATAAATACAGTTATTACACATTGCATTGTACAGGCGATGATGGAACGATTGTAAGACAGGGAGCTACAGTTGCGACAAATACAGCACCACAAGCTAAACTGGCGGCTGTTTCAGAATTTGTTATAACGAGGGAATCTTTCAACAAGGTATCAATAAGGGTATCAGCTCCTATTACAGGGGCTATATATTCTGTATCAATAAACGGTGTTCAGTACAGTTTTACAAGTGTGTCCGATGATGAATTATCAATCATTGAAGGCCTGAGTAAAGCTGTAAATCCAGATGGATATAAGGTATCTGTGAATGAAAGCAATATTACATTGGATGTGATCAGTGAATCGGCATCAAGGAGTGGAATACTTGTGCTTTCTGACAATTTAACAACAGCAAGCGTTACAACACTTGCTGATTTTGCAACTATAGATTATGGAAAACTTATATTTCCTAACGGAACGATAACAATCATGATTACAAATATTAGCGGGTTCAATGCTGTTGAGAATTTGATTGCACCTACATACGGAAGGTTACAGGAAACGGATGTAGAACTTCGACATTCATATTTGGCAAAATCGGCTATTCGCTCTACAAGGATGATAGACAGTATTTGTTCTCAGTTAATAAATAATGTTCCGAATGTAGAAAGTGCAACAGGATATGAGAACAATACGGATGATACAGACGAGGAAGGAAGACCTCCGCATAGCGTTGAAATAATAGTAGATGGCGGAGATGAAACAAGTATCGCAAGTATTATTCTGGATAAAAAAGCTGCTGGTATTCAGACGTTTGGCTCTATTACTGTTAATGTTGCAACAGAGTATGGAGACTCCATTCCTGTAAGTTTCAATAGACCGGAATACATTTATGTCTGGATGAAAGTTACATTAGATGCAGACAAAGCATATCTTCCTACAAATTATGCAAACTTGGCGATAAATTCAATTGTCAAAGATGCTTCCAAATTACAGGCAGGTGACAATATGTTGTCACAGACATTCAATGATGGGATTTATTCGGCAGTGGGCGGTGTAACTTATGTAGATATTAAATGTGCTGCCACAAAAGACAAAGAGCGTATTCCGACCAGCGATGAATACACAAAGGTAAATATAAATGTTGAAAGCAGACAGAAGATTGTGGTTGCAGATACGAGAATTGAGGTGGTGTATAGTGGACATTCTTGATAAATGGTTGGATGATTTACCGCAACAGTTTCAAGGAAAGAAATACATAGAAGCCCTTATTTCGGTGTTCGCAAAGCAATTAGAGGACTTATATAAGGTATTCGAACAGCTTGATACAGAGACAGATTTAGATAGTGCTGTTGGTATGAATTTGGATATGGTCGGAGATATTGTGACACTTACACGAAAAGAAGCTGGTGTTCTTGCAGGTATTGATGTTGAGGATCCTGTTATTAGCGATGAGAGGTACCGCCAGTTCTTAAAGTATCAGATGCTGGTTAATACAAATGAATGTACCTACCATGACCTTATGGATGGATTGGCATTATTATGGGATGTATCTCCGATTTATTACAGAGAAGATCCAGCACTTCCTGCTGTGATTATCCTCACAATGCCATTTCTTACACCAGGCGGAAAAGTTGTAACATTGGGTGAAGTTCCGATGGTAAAGCCGGCAGGTGTCAGAATTGAATTTGAGTATTATATCAAGGCTATCGTTGAGGTAGCCTTTAATTTTTGGATATCATCCTATGACGTACCGAGATGCAACACTATTGTTTGCGGCACACACCCAAAGAGAGCAACACTTGGAACTATTATTGAAGTTCGCTGTGAACAGGATGTGAATGCTTTGATAGCAGCTTTTGAATCAAGCAAAACAGGTACAATTCGGATAGGCGGAACTGCATATAATGCGACACTTGGACAATTGCTTAAAAAGGATATAGAAATTGAGATTGACAGCAACCTACAAATCGTAGACTTTCTGCAGTCTGGACAAAGTGTGGCAGGATTGAAGCCAAATAAGGCAAAGAAGGGAATGATAATTCCGAAAGATATTCTTATCGATGGAAGCACATATTTACAGAAATACAACATGCCAGCTTCTGGCCGTCAAACATCTGGCGGTGGAGTGCTGGCTGATTCTTTATCCGTGGATGTTCAGAGCGGCATACAAGCTGAGGAAAATATAATGCTTGGAACATCAACCGAGATATATGCCTCGCCAGAGCACAAAGCTGGTAAAGCATATAAAACGCTTGCTGTTTCATCATCAGAAACAGAGGCAGATGTAAATGTATTCATTGCTTCGGCTACCATCAGACGATGTGGAACCAGAAGCTGTGGAAATAAAGAATAGGAGGTAGCAAGATGGGATTCTGGGAAAAAGATTTTCTCGACAGAAGACGGCAGGAATGGATGAGCTCTATTCATAAATTCCAGTACCAAGTAAATGGAAATTGGTATGATGCCAAAATCAATAGTAAGAAAATCACAGGCAACAAGATTGTTTTTATTGTAAGTTTGCTCACCACTCCCAAGACAGCCCACACAATTACCGGAATTCGCCTTTGGGACATTACCGGTCGCATTTGTGGAGGACTGGAAGTTGCCGTTAAAAGGACGGCAAATCAGGGTGTGTTAGCTAAATTTGAATTTCCAATTTACGAGAAAGGAGATGAATAGGGATGAATGTATTACCAGAATATTTGGAAGGCAACAGAACTGGCTCATACACACCAGAACAGTGGCTTGACGAAGTAAAGGACAAAAATTCGGACGAGATTATCCAGGAGGGAACTCCAATGGATGCCGAACACTTCAATCACATGGAGCAGGGCATTCATAACAACTCACTTATGTTGGCTCTTTTGTTAGAGAATGTAAAGCATACTCAGCAAAGCGTAGAGTCTGTTGATGGTGAGGAACTTGAAGTTACATTGACCAACACAAAGGATTTCTATTTTAATAATTCTGTTAAGACTGTGGCGCTTGCGAATATGCGTAGCACATTGGATTACAGGGTTATCACAGAAGTACAAGGCAATCCTGTAAATGTTGGCGATGTGGTTGTCTATGATAAGCAGGTGAATGGCTTTAAGATTGCTTTTACAGGCAGTGCTAAAAGCGTGACTGTTCGCTGCTTTGTACAGGGAGGAGGTACGGTGTAGTGGCAAATATCATTATTCATAGTGACGAAAGAAAAGCTGAAACAAACAGAACCCTTCGGGATTATGGTATCAATCCGGAACATGCAACCAAAGCACAAAGGGATATGGCGGATTGCGTATCCCAAAAGACAGGCGAAGCCTGCAGAGAATTAAGGAGGTATGACAGATGAAAGTCGTAGAGGTAAATGTTGGAAAGAAAATTGAGTACAGTGTATCGAAAAATAAGATTACATTTGCTGATGAGCTGATGCTCAATTGCGAAAAGTTGGAGAGAGATAATGATGAATGTGTTGACATTTGCATTGCAAAGAATGGGATGATTACTTCTGGCCAGCTTGGTGAAAAGTATGCAGCACAAATTGAGATTCCGGCAAGGCAGTATATTGAAAAGGAAGTTCCTAATCCAGATTATGATTCTGAGGTAGAAAACAGCAGCGAAACAATTATGGAAAGAACCCCTGTTCCATTCAATATGGCAAATGTTACGCTCAAATTATATGCAATCGAATAAGGAGGACTATTATGGGAAATTATGATCAGATGGCAGCTGCGGTAAGCGAGCTGTCAGGTGGAAAAAATGTGGTATTACTGGATGACATCGGAATGCCATCAATTTATGTAAGAATTCCAAAAGGAAAAAATTCAGAGCTTGTAAGCGGCCTTAGCGATAATGTTCATTATGCGTTTAATGTGGACAGTGTCGAGAAGACCGCTTTTTATTATTCTAAGTATCAGAATATTATTGCAAATGAAAGGGCATATTCTCTTGGACACAGAGATCCTGCAAATTCCATAAATTGGGATGCTGCAAGAAAGGCTTGCGAAAATAAAGGAGCGGGCTTCCACCTTGCAACAATGGCAGAGTGGGCTTATATTGCTCTCTGGTGCCGCAAGAATGGCACTATGCCGCATGGAAACAATAATTATGGAAAAGATTCGGCTTATACACATGAACACGGCGAGGAATCTTCGAAGGATAGCGGAAAAACTGGAAGATGTTTCACGGGTTCTGGACCTGTAACATGGAACCATAACCATCACGGAGATGGCATTTGTGACTTAAACGGAAATGTATGGGAGTGGAATGCAGGCATGCGTCTTGTTGATGGAGAAATCCAGATCATTCCATACAATAATGCAGCGATGGGTAGCAAATGTGATATGTCGGCATCCTCTACTCTCTGGAAAGCAATTAAGGCGGATGGCTCGCTTGTAGAACCTGGAACAGCCGGAACATTAAAGTGGGATTGGGTATCTGGTAAAATTCAGCTTACTTCTGGTGCGATTACATATAAGACTGATAGCGGTGTCGGTGGACAGTATAAAGATATGACACTTGCAAGCGGGCTTACTGCTCCAGAAATTGCAAAGATGTTATTGCTCTACCCAGACGAACCAAACGGAGATTACGCAGGTGATTATCATTGGTTCAACCCTGTTGGCGAGCGTTTGCCGATTTGCGGGGGCCACTGGGACGCTGGTGCCCTCGCTGGTGTCTTCTTCTTGAACCTCTTCGATCCCCGCTCCAATGCGGGCTGGACCATCGGTTTCCGCTCCGCTTTTGTTGATCTGTAATCTGTTGCACAGTAATCTGACTGAGGCTGCGATAGCAGCCTCTTATTTTATTTTTTACCTTGCAATAACGAAATACGATATAAAATAACAAATAAATCCGAAGCAGAACTATGTGTGGTAGAATGGAAAAAAATATGGTATAGAGGGACTTTATGGAGGAATTAAAGATATTACAAAAGACCTTCGATATGATGAACTATGCTTATCCTGCATTGGCACAATATCCAAAGGGCGAGAAATTCGCCCTTGTTGTGGATATAAAGAGGTGCATGGATGTTATGTTGGAGAGGATTATCGAGGCCAACAAAAAGTATTATAAGAAAACTACACTACAGGAATTAGATGTAGAAGTGGAAAAGTTAAAGGCATATGTCCGATTGTCATATAACTTAGGTTTTTTACCTCCGAAAAAATATGAACAATGGTCCGGTCTGGTAGTTGAAATTGGCAGAATGGTAGGAGGCTGGATAAAGAGTGTAAGCAAGTAGGGTACGGAATACTGCGTTTGCCGATTTGCGGGGGCAACTGGAACAATGGTGCCAACGCTGGTGTCTTCAACTTGAACCTCAACAATCCCCGCTCCAATGCGAACTGGAACATCGGTTTCCGCTCCGCTCTGCCTTCAAGTCAGATGCTGCAGACCTAATGGGTGTGCAGTCAGTACAGAGGTGTAAAGGATTCCGTCTCCTTTGCTCTCGCAAAAAAATGTAATGGGCATGAATGCCGGTAGTAGTATAAGCGAATCCCGCAATGCTCTGAAAGGAGATAATATGTCCATTAAAAATGTGTATGCTCAAATCGTATCTTTTGATAATTTGCTACAGGCTGAGAAAGATGCCCGAGCAGGAAAAAGATATGAAAATGAGCAGCTTGCATTCTGGGGGAACCTGGAAGACAATATACATTCCGAAAACCTTAAATGCCATAATTATCCGCCAGACATATACCATCATTTTTATGTGTATGAGCCAAAATTGCGAAAAGTAATATTTTCTGATTACACAACAAAAGTAATTCAAAGGGCAGCATACAATGTACTCAATCCTATAGTTTGTAAAGGGATGATTAGTGATACCTATTCCTGCATAGAAGATAGAGGACAACTTAAATCTATGCAGAGATTAGCAGGGTGGGTTGATTTTGTAGAGAAAAGCGGTGAACGTTGGTACTATCTGAAAATGGATGTGGAGAAATTCTTCTATCGAATGGATCATGAGGTGCTTATGAGCATAATCCGGAAAAAGATAGGGGACAAGGAAGCGGTTAGATTCCTTGAACATTATGTGTGCCATGCTTCCAGAGCATTTGGACTTCCGCTTGGAGTAAAGTCACCACTGGAAATATCGGATAAAGAAATGCTGTGGGATGTAGGGATTGCCATAGGTGGCGGATTGTCGCATATGTATGGCAATATGTATTTAAACCCTATGGACCAAATGGCAAAGAGAAAAGAGGGCATACAGTATTATATTCGTTATATGGATGATGTGATTATTTTATCGACGGACAAGGAGTTGCTACACAGGTACAAGAATATGTTTTCTGATTTTTTAGGCGATGTTCTGAAACTTCGATTAAATAATAAAACAGCAATTAGACCTGTCTCACATGGCATGGAATTTGTTGGTTATACTATTCGCCCTTTTGATGTTCGATTGAGAAAAAGTACAAGCCTTAGAATGAAAAGGCATTTGAAAACAATACAGGAGCTTTATCGTGATTATGAGATAGACCTTGATAGAGCCCGCTCCACTCTTATGAGTTATAAGGCCTTGATGGACCATTGCGACTGCAGGGCTTTGGAAAAGAAAATATTTGAGGATTTTGTTCTTACGCACAATCCGAAGGAGGCTGATACAGAAAATGGATGAAGACAATATGTTAGAACTGCTCGAACTTTATATGGATATGGTTGAAAAACAGGATGAAATCATATACCGCCTTGGAAAAATCGTAGCCAGACAGGCAACGGATATTCAACTGTTGAAAAATGACAGGGAATTTTCGGACGATAAACTAACGGAGGATACAGCAATTGTAGATGAAGTTATCGGGCAGTATAACGATATGAAAAGCGAATTAGAGCCGTAAGGCTCTTTTTTTTATGCCCTTTGGAAGGAGGTGAGAGAACAATGGAGGATCCAATTACAAGAGCTGAGTATGAAGAATACCAAAAGCGAATGGAGCAGGAAGACCACAGGCAGAACCGACGGATTGAACAGTTGGAGGAAAATACCAAGCAGATCAACGCTCTTACGGTATCAATAGAAAAACTGGCACAGAGTGTTGAAAGCATGGTTAGGGAGCAGGAGGCACAGGGGAAACGTCTCGTGTCTTTGGAAAGCAAAGACGGAGAAATGTGGAGAAAAGTCGTTGGTTATGTAATAACTGCGGTAATAGGAATTGTCCTAGGATTTGCATTTACGCAAATTGGAATGTAACTTTAGTTGAGATTATTTATAGGAGGAATCATCATGAACATGGAATTTATTATTGCTAATGCGTCACAGTTACTTGTTGTAGTTGCGGTTATCTGTACACTGATTTCTGTAATTACAGAGTTCACAAAGGAGATTGGTATTCTTAACAGAATTCCTACATCTTTGCAGGTCTTAATCCTGTCAATTATAATTTGCGTCACAGCCTTTTTTGCATATATTTCATATGCGAAAATCACCTTCGTGTGGTATTACCTTGTGGCTGTAATTTTTGCTTCATTTATTGTTGCTATTGTTTGCTGCAAAGGTTGGGAATATCTGATTACTATTTGGAAAAGGTTCTATAAGCCGGAGGATAAATGAGAACGGTGATTATGGTCTACATAATCATTGCAATTTTAGGATTCGTAGCAGGAGTGATTTTGCTTTGCAGGACAATGTATAAATCTATATCCAAAAGACACACAGAGAATACACCGGGGATAGTAATATTCCCGGTATTTCTTGTGTTAGCATCAATAGCATGGCCGCTGTGCCTAATTGCACTTTGTGTACTGACCATAAAAGAATTGGATAATGAACAAAATAACTATGATCAAAGAGATTTGTAGGAGGAACACATGAAAGAACAGGATTTTATTCAGAAAATATGTGGATATGCGATAAGTGATATGAAAGAGAACGGAATTCTTGCCTCTGTCACGATTGCTCAGGCGATTCTTGAAAGTTCCTGGGGGACATCTGAATTGGCGAAGAAAGCTAATAATTACTTCGGCATGAAATGCTCTTTGAGCAGCAACTCGTGGGGGAGTGTATGGGATAGAGTATCAAAATACACGAAAGTCACAAACGAGCAGGATGAAGCCGGAAAAATTTATACTATCAAAGCGGATTTTAGGGCATATCCAGATATAGAAATGAGCATAAAGGACCATTCAATGTATCTTGTTGGTGCTATGAATGGAACGGAGCATAGATATTGTGGTATCGCAAATGAAAAAGACTACAGAAAAGCGGTTGAAATCATTAAAGCTGGAGGATATGCCACAGATCTAAATTATGTGTCTAAGATTTGCTCAATCATAGAGAAATATGAATTAACACAGTATGACGAAATGGAGGAATTGAATATGGGAATTGAAATCAGAAAGCAGATTGCAGCGAATAGTCCCTGTAATAAAACGGGAGATGAAATTACTGTAAAGGGCTCTATGTTACATAGTGTAGGGTGTCCACAGCCTAAGCCAGAAGTATTTGCAAAGATTTGGGAGACTTCTACAGGAGCCTGTGTTCATGCGGTTACAGGCGCTGACGCTTATGCAATTCAGTGTTTACCTCTTTTCCCGGAGAGGAAAAAGGCTAGAAGAGGATGGCATGGAGCGAGTGGAAAGAATGGCAGTGTCAACAACACACATTTATCTCTTGAAATGACAGAGCCGGCTACAATTAAGTATGT